GGAACAGACATAGAAGGTAATCCAACAGGTGGATACACTGTGATCTTAACTAAGAAAGAAGCACAAGCAACAGCAGGAGCAAATAAACAACCTGGATTTAAAGCTGGTGGATTTCAAAAGAAATCATTTGCCAACAATAAATCTTTTGGTAATAGACAATACTAATAACAACTAATAATTGTTATTCATTCTACCCTTGGGGTTTTCATCGGCTGTTCTCAGCCACCCTTTCGTTGTCCCTGAGGGTAGAGTAAACAAATGAAAAGGATATACATGATTAACAAAGAAGACTTTATTGACATTGAAGAAAAGATACAAAAGAAAATAATTAAAGATCGCCAAGAAGATTATGGTGATTATGAAGAAAACTTTGCATTACTTGCTGAAATGTTTTCAATAATACTTTTTGATAAAATAAAACAAGCATTAACACCTGAAGATGTTGGTCATTTAATGATGGCACTTAAACTCTATCGTTGCACTAAGAAATACAAAGCTGATAGCTACGATGATCTAGCCATCTACTGTAAGATGACTAAGAATCTAAGGAACAAAAACAGTATTGCCAAAAAGGATAAATAGTGGTAAAGTTCATTCGTAATAAGAACTGTGAATGTTCTTTTGTTTATACAGAAGAATTTGATAGTGCAGAAATTGCATCAGATCCAGCTGCCAAAGGTGTAGTGATTGATGTTAAGATTAGCAGTATCAAAACAGTTTTTACAACTATTAAACAGAAGGATGATTTAGTTGGACAAACTAAGGATTCGTCTGCAAAAGATGAGAGATCTACAGGAGATGCGACATCGCAAAGCTCTTGAGTTCTTTCATAAGTATCAAAAGAATCTAAATGATTCTAAAAGATTGATATTTAAAATTGAGCAGACAAAAGAAAAGATAATGGCATAAGTCATTATTGATATAACAACGAAAGACAACGTGAAGTTGTTTACAACTGAAAGGGATAGCTATGACACCAAAAGAATTTAAACGTGAAATTAAATTAAGATATTCATTTAATAGTTTTGCAAACTTAGATCCAAGAGAAAAGAAAATCTATCGTGCAGGATTTAGAACTGGATATAAATTAGCAAGAGAATATTTTAGAAATAGTTTTAGGCATAGGAAAACAGTTGTTAAAGAAGTGGTTAAGTATGTAACCATCAATGATGTAGTGGTCCCTGAGAATGTAAAAGAAATATTAGCAATCGTTGCCAATCAATTAAACATAGATGTAAATGAGATCATTGCACAAACTAGAGTTCAGTCTGCTGTGATTGCACGATCCATATTAATAAATGTATTAAGAGATAAGTATGATATGCCATTCACAAAGATAGGTGTATTACTTGGTAACAGAGATCACACCACAATGATGCACCATGTTAAGATGAAAATTAACAAGCAGCATTTCTGGAAACCAGATAATATTATTTGGAATAGATATAAGTATGTGATGGATAATGTTAAGAACTAATCCTAACGAAGGATAATTCTACGAAGTTTAATCCGAAAATCCTGACAATAAACTTTTGTAAGCCTTCTTTGAAATTGTAGATTCAGATTTAGATCTTGATGTACCAGCTTTCTTACGCTGATTAATATTGTAATATAAACCCTTACGAGCTTTCTTTCCTTCTTTGGTTGTGTGATATTTAGATTCCATTATGATAGTAGCGACTTACCTTTTTTCTTTACACCTTTAATAGTTCCTTTATTTTCTGACGCATAGAATACAGCTTTACCTTTTTCTTTACCATATTCCTTTTGCATTGCTGCTAAAATCTTTTTACCTTTAACATTAAGTGGCATTACATTTCTCCTTGATATTTATGTTTACATTTTTGTTTCTTTAAATACTCAATGTACATATTCATACGTTTATCATTTTCATTGTTATTGACAAGACTTTGTTTCTGTGCGGCTCTTACATTATTAAAGTAAATCTCATAGCAACTATGCTCTAATGAATGACAGAAGTTTAATCGTTCAGCATTGATTACCCATCCTCCTTCATTGCTCATGTGTTCTTTGCCACAAATATGGCAGAAGCCACAAGATTTTAAAATTAATTTTTTCTTAGCCAAGACTAACTCTTCTTATGTCTTGCAGCGAAAGCTCTGGCTTCTTGTTTGTTACTAAATCCCCAGGCACGCAATGCCAATTTCAAACGAGTTGGCTCACCTGACTTAGAAAGTAATGATCCCTTCATGCCACCAAACCTTGCAGCAAAAGAAACTCGTCTTGGATTAGTTCCAGATTTTACAGGAGCTTTAAGATTAGATCCTTCTTTTCTATTAAAATATTTTCTACCAGCTTCGTTCAATCCACCACTAGGATTTTGATACATTTTTTTAACCATTATAATTTCTCTCTAAAAGGGTTGTAGTCGTCTTCATTTATCTTAACACATCTACACTGTTTCAGTAAAGAACAGAATCCTGTATATAACCAAAAAATACATTTGACTTTTTTCATAAACTATACTCTACCCTGACCCACATATTTTTTATATGTCTTGTGTTTATTCACACGCTTAGTGTGTCTGCCTCTTCGTTTCTTTGGTGGCTTTCTTATATGTTTATTTTCTAAATGCTTTTTTGCCATTCTTTTTCTTTAATTTTATTTTAACGTTAGATCCTTGTTGTGCAAGTAATGTAGGTTTCTTTTTAGAATATGCCTGAGCAAACATTGTAACTATATCATCACTCATTTTTTAAACATATCTATTGTAGGTTTTAATCCATAGATCGCACCAAAGATACCAACGATTAACCATTGATACCAACTAGGGAATCTTCCAAAGTAATCAAAGAATAAATCTAATTTAGATTTGATATTAACATCATCACTAATAATGGCATAAGATAATACAATGATTGGAATACATACTATGATTAAAACAAATTCATCTTTCCAGGATTTGTCTTGCTGATCATAAACATCTCTTTGGTATTCTATTTCACCACGAGCCATACGTTCATAGTATCTACGTTCAGCTTCACTCTCTAATAGTTCTGATTGCTTATGATTCTTATAGATCTCAGCACCTGTTTTAAATAAAGTAGGTACGATACTCCACCACATATTAATGACAACTCCTCATTAGTTCTGACAACTCTTCGCATCTGCTTGGTGTTTGTCTATACCATGCTGAGTTTAACATTTCCGCAGCTGCTCTACTATAATCATTATTCTTTAAAGCATCAAACATTTTCTTAAACTTAGAAACACCAGTCTTTCCTAGTTGAAATACCATTTCAATAATTACTTCTTTAGCCACTAATGCAATATTATAATCTTTTAATAATTCTTCAGCACCTTGCACAGCTTTATTAAAATCCTTTTCAAATAATGTTTCTAATATATCTTTGTCATAGATAACTCCTTCAACAAAATCATCTTCTTCTGTAAGCAAATGACCATAGCCAATGGTAGCTTTACCAAGTGAATCTAAATAAACTTTGGCTAAAAAACCCTCATGTTTTTTTATTCTACTTTTTAAATCTTCGTACATATTTACCTTTCAGTTATTTAACTATTATCTTACCATCTTCATAAACATATACAATTCTAACATTCATATTCTTTTGTATTTTGGATGGAGTTCTATTTATACGATCATTATTCTTATGACCATATTTAGTATTTGATTTTCTATATGACACAGTCTTAACGTCATAGTTGCAATATTCTTTTGTTTTAATATTGTAGGTACAAATATCTACTGGACCCACACCACCTAGTGCTGTGAATACAATAAGGTTTGGATCTCTAGCAAAGTATGCTTGAGCTAATGCTTCGGATACTAATCCTTTGTCTGCCTTTCGCAATGTACGCCTTTGTTGTTTTAGTTTTTGAATTGAAAGAAACCTATGATTGAACCTGCTATGCTACCAATGATTACAAGAAATGCTATGACACCTTTACCCATACTCACATCAGTTCTTAAATCTTTAACTTCAGCTGTAAGATCATCTAATCTCTTAATAATTGTATCCATTCTTTCTTTGGAATACTTCTCATAAGAAGATAGTCTTATGGCTGTAGCAGATATAGTCTTATGTTTCTTTTTCATACACCACCTATAGTGGTTGTGGATAAAAAGTCAATTAAAGATTGTAATTATATGGATTGTTCTGGTGTTTCCATGCAGTCAAAATGAAAGGATGGTTTGACTTTCTCAAACTGATCTAATGGGAATAGTTTATTCTGTTCTGCTATAAACTCATAGCCAGCCATGGTGCATTCCCTAAAGGTATTAAACTTCTTACCTGTACTCATTACGTCTAAGCAGTTGCCATTAACCATTGAGCAAATGGTAAAGATTAATAAAAATTTCATTATGATTAGTTATATGAATATGTGGATAAGTAAAGGTGGTGTTTCCACCACCAATACTGTAAGGATTAACTATTCGTTATTCTCATCCTCATCTTCGTCATCTAGATCAAAGTCTTCATCTTCATCTAGATCATCCTCGTATGCTACGTGAGCATCATCTGGATTTATCTTTAGCTCAAGATCATCTAAGAGATCTTTAATCTCATAGATAATATCTTCTGCTGATTTTTTCTTTTTTGCCATATAACTCCTATTAGTTGATTGGCAGTGGCGAGATAAGGTTAATTGAATAATAAGTAAATAAAATTATTTTTTATAACTTATTGTTTTACAATTATTATTTATTTATTTTTATATATTTTTTCTACTGCTTCTAAATAATTATTCCAGAAAGACTTAACGTCTGCTGTATAATCATTAAAGAATTTATTCCAGTATGACTTGATGTCAGTATAGTTTAACATGTTATTCTCCATTGGTTATGGAGTGCATATAGTGCTAACTATTTTATATTCAAGCCACAATGTGGTTATTTTATATTTAAATGCGATTTAATTGATTCTATTAAATCATTTACTACATGTTCGTACTTCCAGCCAATGTAGATACCAATGATTAAAGATATAAGTATTAATATTGTTGTCATATTATTTCCTGTTTATTTGATCTATAAACTTACCATAGTATTCGGTGCTACCCAAATGATTTATAGGAGTGGATAGATCAGTCCAGATCTCAAAGCCACATTCTTCAGCTAATCTACAGAAGTAATAATCTTCTGATAAGAATCTATTAACACCATCTTTTTCTTTATAGATTCCAACAGGGAAGAAATCATAAGCATTATCTGATCCTTCTATACCTGTTCTTAAATCTGGTTTGTATTTAAGCTGAGGATTCTTATTCATTATTGCAGTAAAGACTTCACGCTTAATCATCATAAAACCTGTGGCACTTTCCTTTACCCTTGCAAAGCCATCTCTAAATTCTGTGTTAGGATATAGATTAACATTAAACTGCAGTAAATAATCACGCATGAGCTTCTCATCTATATCTGTATTCTTCTTGATACGATCTAGTAATTGCTGCCAATAAAAACCTTTGACAGGATAAGTGCAGGTTACAACATCTTTATTAAAGTCTATTATTCTTTTTAAATTCTCAATTGTGAATCCTATGTCAGCATCAATAAATAAAAGGTGTGTTCCATTAAATTCTTTATTATCCAGGAACTTAGTTACAAACTTATTTCTAGCACGATTGATTAATGATTCAGTTGGTAAGGTTTCAACTCTAATATTATGTCCCTGATCGTTTAACCAACGTAATGTATTTAATATGGAATGGAATGTTAGATTGCTAACGTTACCACCATAGCATGGGATTGCAATGAGTATATTCATAGTATGAAAACAATCCCATAAATAAATTTACTTTGTAAATTTAAGCAAGGGATCGCTATGAATTATATTATGGCTTAGTAGGAAATACTATTGAATTAACTTCTTCTACTGTGGATAAACCTTCAGTTATATCTCTTAGCGATTGTCTGTAAGTTCTCATTGGTTCTGACAATGTATTATCAGATAAAGCATAAAAATCTGTAGATGCTAATAATGCGTTACGTTTGCTTCTTAAAGCAACCATAGCTCTATCAAATGCTCCAGCTAACCATGCTTGTTCTTCTGCTTGACGTTGAGCTATCTCAGCATCAGTAAGAACTACATTTACACCATCTACTAGTTTATGATCTACCATATTTACTCCTTATAGTTTATTGTTTGTTTTAGTCAATTATTTAATTCCGAATAATAGTATTGTTCCATCTATATTTCCACTAGACATCTTGAATTGTACTGCGTTTATTGCACTAGTAGTATTGCCATATCCTGCTGTAAAAGTATTTATGGTATATGAATTAGGTTGATAATAATAATTATTAATAATAATAAAATGTTTAACATAAGTTGTAGATGAAGGATTAAATAATGAAAAATAACCTACACAAGATTCATCTGCACCACTTCCTATACCATCAGTTATAGATTGAAATGAAGTAGATTGTGCTAAATCTCTACCAGTTTGATATGCTAATGATGTAGCTGTATCTGCTTCATCATGATATGCTTGAAAAGCAGTAGTTGTTTTAGTTACATTGTAATTACTTCCTGAATCTGTACTTAAATTAAATTGAAAATCTACTGAATTAGTTCTTGGGTGAATATCTATAAACCAAAACTGATACTCTTTATAAGTAGAATCAATACCAGTAGTAAATGAAATAGAAGCTGAGTTGCTAGCAGTCTGCGAACTTATTAATACCATGTTACCAGTAGCTATTGCAGCATTGTAAGCAGTTACATTGGCAATAGAATTGTTATTCAATGAAGCTGGTAATAGAATACCACTTGTAGTTATGTTGTTTGCAAATGATCTTGTGATGCTACCCATTATTTAACTCCATATAGTTTAATTATACCATGAGCATAGCGAATTTGTTTATTAAGCGACATCATGACTTCTTTACCCCATAGAGCTTAATAACACCATCAAAGTTACCAGAAGCCATTTTAAATTGTACTGCGTTTATAGCTGACGTTGTATTAAAATATCCAGCTAAAAAATTGTTCATACTATAAACTCCTGTATATACACTAGAATTAATAATAAAATGTTTGACGTAAGTTGTAGAAGAAGGATTAAATATTTGTAATGAACCTGCTAATGATTCATCAGCACCATTACTTAATTCATTTAATTGGTTTAAAGGTTGAAAAGATGTGCTTTGTGCTAAATCAGAACTAGTTACATAACCTAATAAAGTATCAGCACCAGTTTCATCATTATATGCTCTAAAACAAGTTGATGTAATTGTAACTCCATAATTAGAACCACTATCTGTAGAGCCTTGAAATTGAAATGTAGTACTATCTGTTCTTGGGTATATGTCTATAAATTTAAACTCATAAGCATCATAAGTAGAATCCAATCCTGTTGTAAAAGAAATAGTAGCACTATTAGAAGCTGTCTGTGTAGATAATAATATTAATGTTCCACCACTAGCATTAGCAAAGGAAGTTACAGCACTTACTGAATCATTTGTAATTCCAGCAGGAAGTATAACTCCACCAGTTGTAATGTTGTTTGA